CTGCCGTTGCTGCGCCGTAGTCGCCTGCCGTTGCTACGCCACAGTTGCCTGCCGTTGCTACGCCACAGTTGCCTGCCGTTGCTGTGCCACGGTAGCCTGCCGTTGCTGCGCCACGGCAGCCTGCCGTTGCTGCGCCGTAGTCGCCTGCCGTTGCTGCGCCACGGTCGCCCGCCGTTGCTGTGCCACGATCGCCTGCCGTTGCTGTGCCACGGTAGCCTGCCGTTGCTGCGCCACAGTTGCCTGCCGTTGCTGCGCCGTAGTCGTCTGCCGTTGCTGCGCCGTAGTCGCCTGCGCTTATCGGGTCTGCGCAGCGCTGTTTTATATATTCAACGGCAGCCGCGGCAATTCCGGCGAGCCCTATTTCCGACATAATCGTAATCTCAGTCGAGCAGGTTTTCCCCCCGTCGCTTGTTGTCTTGCCTCCTTGCTCAACCTCAAAAAAGCGGTTTGTGGATGGCGGATAAAAGCCAAACACGTCAAGGGGGAACTCGCAAGCGTGGAACCCAGTATTGCATAGCTCGGCAACATCGGTTTTATAGGTTTTTCCAACCTCATACTGAAAGCCTCTGCATTGCATATTTGCGTCCATACCTTTATAGTTAGCCATTCTTCTTCGCCTCCTCTCTTCCGTTTATTGCGGTCGCCGCCGCCAGCGTGAACATAGTAACCGAGAACCACCACAGCCCGCCGGAGCCGAGCAGTATCGCCGCCATTAGCGACGGCAAGCCGATGCCGACTAAAATCTTAGCCGCCGTTTTGCATACAGCCACGGTCTTTCTGCGCCCGCTCCGAGCGCGGTAAAGTTCGCCGCCGCAGTACGGGCAGTACGTTGCGCCATCTTCGAGATGCGCTTCCGCGCCGCACTCGCCACAGATGTACGTTGTGTAGTACATGTTCATCGTAAATCCTCCTCCTTGCAGTCGAAATAATCACATAACTTAGAAATGTCAGCCTCGGTCGGGCGGAGTTCGCCGCCCTCCCATTTCGTGATGGTGCGCTTGTTTCGATAAAGCAGTTCCTCAAGCTCATCCAGCGTCACGCCGCGCTCCTTGCGGAGCCGCCGAAGTCCCGGCATCGGCGGGTACTTTTTTTCGTTCGCCATGATTTCCCTCCTCTCTGATTTCATAAAACACGCCCCTCGTGTATACGCCTTTGAGGTTGCCCAGATATCTGACCTTTGCCACGATTCCCGTGTTTTTGTCGGTGACCCAATCGCCGATTTCGGCGGAGGGCTCCACGGGGCAAAAGCCGTAAAGGTCAAGCTCGTTGGGATAAAGCATCGTCATGCTATCACCTCTGTATCGCGCCACAGCTTGCGGGCGATTGCCCGCGCCGACCACTTGTCGCGCTTTCCGATGTGCGTTCTCGGCACGTCTTCGAGCCAATCCCTTGCGCTGTGCCAATCCTTAAGACCCAGCACATTCTTCGCTTCCATCAAAGAAAGATACTCGGCATACGCCGTGCGGATATGTTCGTAGATGACGCGTTCGCCTTTGCTAATTGTCCGTGCTGGCATCCTGTTTCACCTCCTTTCGCAGTAAGTCATCGACGGTGCAGCCAAGTACCGCCGCCACGTCCCGCAGTCTGCCTGTTGTCGGATTGCAAAGCCCCTTCTCCCACTGAGAAACCGCGCTCGCGGTTACGCCGAGCGCACGGGCAAGTTCGCCCTGCGGTATTCTCTGCTCTGTTCTGATTTTCTTGATGTTGTTCATTTCGTCCCCCCCTCTCAGAATATAAGCAATTTATAAGTGCAACTATATTATATAAAAGATTTTCTTAAATGTAAAGCCCTTTTTAAAAATTTTCTTAAACTTTTTTGTGTAGAGGACAAAAAAACAGCACCCCGGTAGTGTAATATTCCGGGGTGCTGTAACTTATTGAAGGTCTCTCAGCTTGTCGATTGCCGCATTATACAGCCGTGGTGTGAGCGCTCTGACTGCCTCCATTATCTCATCAATAATCGGCAGTATGGCATCTGTGGGCTTGCCCTGTACGGCTTGCGCGAAGTCCGAGTCGCCTTCGTATGTAATTGTGCCGCCGTTTCCCGCTTGCGGCGGCGGTGCGGTTGAATACCGCGTTTCTGTTGTTGTGGGCTTGCCGCCATAAAGGTGGTCGTAAATCGTATAGTACGCGGCAAGCTTAATGCATATACGCGCATCGGGATTCCGTGCGCCCTCACACTCGGCGATAGCCTCGCGTAAGTCTTGTTCGGTAATCACGAGGGTTCGCCTCCTGTTTACATGTTATCTTCGATTTTCGCCAATAACGCACCAGCCTCGCGCTGTACATTCTGAGGCAGGTCAGCCATCGAGCCGCGTATCATCTCGGCAATTTCCATCATGCCGTCGTGTCCCGAGTAGCGTCCCATGCTGTCGCGGCGGGCGTTGCGTCCTCTCGCTTGTGAGTTTCCGCCCATACCGCGACCGCGACTGTTGCCGCCGCGATAAGAATTACCGCTCATGCCACCGTTGTAATACGAATTGCGCTGTGAATAGTCCTCTTCTTCCGCCGCTTCTATGACCTTGCACACGTTTTTGGTCGCGTGGGCGAGTTTGTCAACAACGTCGAGGTCTCCCGCAGACAGTTTGCCTTTCTGCGCGTATTCGTTAAGCTCGTCCATGAGCATTTCCTTGAGTCTATATAATTCGTCCATGTTATCCCCCCTTTATGCTATGCGACTAATAGTCAGATTTGCGTTCTGCACGTCGATGACGGGCGCGGGCGTTACCGTCGGGTCAGCCGATGTGGGAACCGCTTCGACTGCCAGCGAGAAACAGCACCCACGCGGCACTTTGATAATCGCCGTGCTTGTAACGTTGCCGAAGTCCTCCACCGCCGCAGGGGTGAAGATAGCGCGGCTCGTCAAGCGCGGTTCGCCGTTGATGGCGAGAGCTACCGCAATAGGTGTCACCGTTCCGCCTTCGGGAATGGCGATGTTCGCGGTAAACGTCACTTGAAAATGTGCAAATCTGTTACAGCCGCAACCGCCGTTGCTGCCGGGGGCGCGAAGAATAAAATTCCCTGTCTCGTCTTCGTGGTAGACTGCTCCACTCCGACAGGGAATAGATGCGCGGAGAAGCACAGGCGCGTTGAGCGACACCGCCTGTACGTCGTTCCACAAAAATTCACACGCCATTGTCAATCCCCCTTAGAAACCGCCGTTACCGCATCCACAGCCGCCGTTGTTGCCTTGGCAAGTGAATATCGGCGTTCTGCCGTATACGGGCGTGGTCGGTACGGGACAGCTCTGGAGACGGTTGTAAAGCGCGTCGACCTCGTTAGCAAAGCCCTGAGATATGAGCGCATTCTGTGCCGTCTGCGACTCGCGCATTGCCGACATATTCAGCTGATTCTGTAACGTCAGATTGTCGCGCCGTGCCGCTTCAAGCTGATTTCTCACGCCGTCGAGTTCAAGCTGGCAGAGCTTATCAAGGATTGCCCTGTTGTTTGCGTTCGCGTTCTCGATGATGTCGCGGGTATTCTGAGCCGCTTCATACCTGTCCGCGCAGTTCTCCTGCACGATGGTCGCCTTGAGTCCTTCGGTAGCAAGGCGGTTCTCGCAACAGCAATCGTCTATGCGGGACTGGATGCCGTTCATGCCCTGCATCTGTGCCACCTGTGCCGCAAACGACCTTTCAAGCCCCGCGATGGTGTTGCCGTAAATCTGCTGCTGGATAGCGTTCACACCGCCGTTGATGGAGGCGTTTACACCAGCGAAGCCACTGCAAAGGTTGTTCTGTATGCCGTGGATTCCGGCGTTAATATCGCCAATGCCGCCCATTATCGCCGCTTGGTCGAAGCCGCGCTGAACAGCACCGCCGCCCGGTGCGCCGTCCTGTATTATGATGGGCTGTCCGCCACCGTAGCCGCCCTGCTGATAGCCGCCGTTGCCATTGCCCCAGCCGCCCGCAGCCATGAGGATTATTACAAGCAGTATAATCCACCAGCTCTGTTCGCCGCCGAATGCACCACCGTTGCCGCCCTGCTGATAAACAGGGTACGGCATAACGCCGCCGCCCGAAGGCTGTACAAGCATCGTGGTGCCGAGACCGCCGTTGTCGTCAGTTAATGCCATGTTTCTTTTTCCTTTCTGTGTGTATAGATTTATATCTTACCGCCTGTGCACCGACGGGGATATGCTTTAGAATCCGCGCTTCCGCGCCTCCTGTATTGCTCTGTTGAGCTGTGCCTGCGATATCTGCCCGCTGTCGAGCAAGTGTTGGATTATCGCTTGCGGGTTGTTCATGCCTTGAGGTGCGGTCATTCCGACCTGTCCGAGTATCTCAAGCGGGTTCTGCTGTATCATTCCGAGTATGCCAAGCGGGTTACGCTGGAGCATATCGAGCGGGTTGCCGTTCTCGCCGAGGAGCTTAAATAATGGATGCATCGTTCATTGCCTCCTTTACGGTCGCGGCGGGGATGCCTTTTATCGCGTCAAGCTCTGCCCTTATCGCCTTGACTTCGGCGCGAAGGCGGGAAAGCTCCGGCATTACTGCCCCTTGCGGGTCGGTCTGCTCCAGTCCGCCGCTGTCTTTCACGAGCTTATATCTTGTATAATTCACGGGTTCAAGTAACGATTTGCCCATCTGCTTGTCCCAAATCTGCATAGTACCCGCTATCAGAAAAAGCTGATTTTTGCCGACAGGTACAGGGAACGACATTAGTTCCTGTTCGCTTCGCACCGTAATGATGCTCTCGTCGTACTCTGTCGCCTGTGTCGGCTGAGTCATTATCGGTGTCTGCTGTACCTGTTGCGGCTGATATGCCTGTTGGTAATACGGCTGATATCCAACAGGATAATAGCCGTTAATCGGTCTGTTCATCGCCATTTTAACGCCTCCTGTAAAAATATTGTGGGATTTCGCAACGCGAATCCCATGAGTCGTAAACTGTGCCATTGTCTATGGTCACAACGTGGTTCCCCGTCCCCACCACAAAAAGCCCCGACGGATTGTCGGCGGCAAATTCGCCGATGGTGTAGCAGTCGGGGCAAAGGTCGGGGATAACCTCACGCACCATGCCGCGCTCTCTGAGCGTTTCGCCCCACACGGCATTAGCCGAAGGCATGTCGCAGACTTCAGCGCCCTTGCGGCACATGAGGTCGTAGGCTTCATGCCATGTAAGGTCGAGGGCGGCGGTCAACGCTCTGACGGTGCAGTCGCCGACTCGCCGCCCTCTCGGGTTCGGGTTGTAAAATTTAAACATCGAGGCTCAGCGCACGGTAAAGGATGGTGAGCTGTTTTTCTACTGTGCAAAGCTCGTGCAGTCCAAGATTACCGTTTTCGTCGCCTCTTATAACGCCGTTTTCAACCGCCCATTCTACCGCGTCTTTCGCCCACGGGCTGGGCGTGTTATCGGGTTTCGGTGCTTCTGACACCGTGACCACCTCCTTGTTCAAAATCCGCTGTTTGAGCTTATCCCAATCGGCGGGATGGTCGACGTACCACTTCGGGCATATCTTGCCCGATACGTCGTAGTGCCGTATGATTTTAGCGCATCCATATTCCGCGATGAGCTTTTTGCACAGCCAAACAACATTGTTGAGCGTCGCGTCCGAGATGTAGCCCGACGTGTCGCGGTGGCACATCTCTATCTGCACATAACGCCCGTTATAATACGCGCTGTTCGTGCCGTAGCTCTTGCGGTTCGGCGGGATGACCTCGTAGATATGCCCGTCATCCACAACGTAATTCGCGCTCTGCATCGCGTTCACGGTGTGGAAAAAATGCGCGTTTGCCCATGCCGAAGTGTTCGGATTTCCGACGTAGTGCAAGATGATGCCTTCGGGCTTTATCGGCTCGTCGGGGTTGTTTATGCGCTTCGGTATGTGCCATCTCGCTATCTCCATCTCCGCCGCCATCTAAAACCCCTCCTTATTCGTCGGGTTGTTTATAATGCCGAACGCGACTAAAATAGGCAGCGCCAGCGTCATAATCTCGTTTACGGGCGACGAGATGTCGATGCCCGCGAACTGCTGAACGAGGAACACCACAAGTGCCGCGATGCTCATCCATAACGCCCACGATTTGAATCGATTCTGCTTCATATCTGATTCCCGTCCTTGTCGAACCTCTTTCCCTGCACATATCTGAGGAAGTCGCTCCTCTGCTGTGCTACGCGGTTCGGGTTCATGCCTTCCGCCGCATGGCTTGATTTGAGCCAAACGTCAATGGCCGTCTGCCAGTCTTTGTTCGGCTCGTCCTCACTACCGTACGCAATCCTAACGATTGCGTTCCTGTTCGCGTAAAAGATGTTCTCTACCATTTTCGTCCCCTCCTACGATTTGATTTTCAAGTGTTTTACCTGCTCCATTAAGGTGTCAAGATAGCCGTTTCCGCCCAGCTCATCGTGATAGACGCGATGCATCTCGATAAGGTCTTCAAGGTCTTCTGCCGCAATCTCCCCGTCCGCAATATAGTGCTTCCCCCAAAACTTAATCCTGTCGTACAACAGCACCTGCGTTCCGGCTGCAACTCCGTGCTTGCGCTTTGCGTGGTTAATAACAGCCGCGACTATCGCGCTGATTGCCGCAGAGAGCGCGCCGGAGCCTATGATGGCAATGATGATATCTCTCATTCCGCCGCCTCCGCTTCTTTTTCCACCATTTTATCTTTTATTATTGTCATCACTACCACCAAATGTATACCACGTTTCATTATCCCATGTTTCACCAACTTCCGTGTTTTTTGTATACTTAAAATACATCTTATTGGCTGTTCCAGTAAGATTGTTTATATAGAACCTACAGGGCGGATAAACCACAATAGAGGTGGAGATATCGTATTCATCCGAAAATTCCATAGCCCACGAAACATCATCTTTCGCGTTATCAGGCCCACAAATGTTATTTTCAACACCCTCTGTAACATTGTAGATAACATTATCAAAATCACAGATACCTTTATTAACCGAAGGACGGTACACATTTCCCATACCCGCAAACATACCATGATTTCCTGCAACAAGCCACGTATTTTTCTGATTTATATAAATACCACTCGCATCTATAACATAGTGCCTAAAAACATCTATCATTTTAGTTTCAGTTGTAACACCGACAACAGGAAGCTGAAACACATCAGAATGATATAAAATTTCAATCTTTCGACATTCTCTAAACGAAATATCAGGAACAGTTACGTTCTGCGGTGTAAAATTACCAACAATATTACCATCTATAATAACAACACAATCTTTAAATTTTTCCCATCCGTGATAAGTACCAAAAGCACTACCAGTATTATTTTTATAATACGCCGCTTCAACGGCACCGTCTGTCCAAATTCGCCGCTCTGATACAAAAGCATCATTAACTAAACTTCCTAACATACATTCACTTAATCGGAACACATTTTCATTATGATAAGTCGGATTGCCTTCTCCATCATAATCTGCTCTCGTCGCGTGAATTAACTTTATACGAATATGTTTTTTTCCATACGGTAAATAAAACGCAAAAGCCCCACCGGTACTGTCATCTGCGCCGCTTGTTAATGTTGGATTTGAGTAATAAAATGTTTTTCCTGTATAATCTTTTGTTGTGATAGTACGAAAATCCTCGGTATAGCCGTATCTAACTTTTATTGTGCCATCAGTAAATATAGCTAATTGTTCAATTGTGGCGCCATCGGTTCTAAAATTAACAAATACGCCATACGCATAAACGCCAAACAACGCTTCTGAAACAGAAATAGACATTGTATAATAGCCGGTATCTCTAACAGTACGAACCGCCCCCGACAGAACGTCATCAGTTGTCAGCGCACGTCTGAACCTTATCGTTTTATCAAGCTCATCGCCCACGGCTTTTGCGTCCGCCGCCTTTCCCGCATGCGACAACGAGGTTTCAATATTCTCGATAAAGTCACCGCTCCGCCCGTACCGAGCGAATATCCTGCCGTCAGTCGTGATAAAGGCCTGAAGGAATGTGCCGCCTTCATCTGTGCGAAAATTGAGAAAAGCAGCGAACACAGACGCCCCGGTGTATAAGGCCGTCTGTACCGCCGACGAAACGTAATATCCCGTCTCGCTCACGTTGTCGGGCGTTACCGAAGACGAAAGCACGCCGCGCCGCAAGAGCGTCTTTTCAAAAAGGTCTCCCGTGACCGCCGCGTCCGCGCCCTTGCCTGGCGTGGTCAGCGTCGGGTCGATATATACCGTGCCGTCCGACAGCAGTTCAAGAATCTGCTCCCACTGCGTTGGAGTCGGAGTGCCCCCGCCCTCAGCGGTCTCCGCGCCGTCGTGGACGGTTATCGGCTTCGTGTATACCGTGGGCATCCGCGCATCGTCCTTCACGCCGTAAACGCCGATTTTCAGCTCCTGCCGCTTTATCTCGCCGATTTCGAGAGCCTCCCACGGGATGACGCATTCGTTGTTATAGATGTACACCTCCCGTGCGTCGGTGCGGGAGAGGAAAACGGCTGTCTTCTCAAACCCCGTCCACTCAGCCGTGAACGTGAACTTGCACAGGTACACGTTCTCGCTCCCCGAAACGATGGTCACAGGCTCCGCAAGCTCTATCTCTTGGTCGTTCACAATCAGATTAACTTCTATCATGCCTCAGCCTCCTTGTCCAAAAACGCCAGCCCGTAGTACGTTGTCCCCGGCGTATTCATCGCCGCACTTGCGCCGCCCGTTGTAGCCTCCCACGTTAGCGTGTTGCCGTTTCGGGAAGCCGACAGCCTCGCGTTGCCGTTTGAGGCATTACTTATAAATTCCACGCCGCCGCTCGGCGTAATGAGCGCAAGCGGTGCGTAACTCGCGCCGCTGATGTCAAAAATGATTACCACCTTCGGCGGTGCGGAGAACTCAAGGGATTTCGACGAGCCGCTTGTGCCTTTGTATTCTATCGGCTCGACGTAGAGACCACCCGTGAATACCTCCGCCGCCGTCTTTGCCGCTACAGCTTTCGCCCATGTCGCCGCAAGCGCATTGTTGACCGTGGCATTCGCCGCCGTGAGTCCTATCGCCGTTGCCGTTGCGTCCGTGAGCAGATTGGCTTTGTTTAACGGCGTTCCCGCCTCTGTCGGCTCATCAACGCGCTCAAGGTCGTATACGTCTGTCTGTCCCGAAACAGGCGTGAGCCTCACCCGCCCCGGATAAGTCGGTATTCTGTCTTTCATCCTCATACCTCCCCGCTATATACATCGCCCGAAAAGAAACGGGCATTTTCTAATTTGTCCAGTAGCAAATCGGCATCGTAAAGGATTTTCTCGATGGCGTTTGCTCCGTTATAGTCCAAAAAGCGGATGCTGTCGGGAGCGTTCGGTGTGTCCTCGAAGCCTCCCAAGCATTCGCGTATCATCTTCACGGCTTCCACAATGCCCGACAGCGCACCTATCCGCACATCATCCGTCGCCGTGAAGTCTGTCCTCAGCATCACAGGCTCACCATATCCGTCGGTATAAAGCCGCGCCGAAACGCTGTTTATTGCCTCGCCGACTCGATTGAGGTCGGTGCAGTTATAGCGTCCGCGCCCGTTGAAAACCGTAAACGTCACGCCTGCCCTCGCCGCTTCACCCTTGGTCAAAACCGTATCATCCTCTTTGGCAAGCACGAAGCGGAAGAACCGCCCAGGCGGCATCTGCAAGAGGTACGAGCCACGAATCCATACGTCCGTCGGGAATGTCTGGTCGAATCCTGTATCAGCCTCAGATGTGTAACGTCGTCCGCTCATCTTCCAGCCCTCGGGCACATAAATGCCGACCAGCCCTCCGAAAGACAGAAACTGCGTGAAATTCGCCGAACGGCATCGTGTAGTCGAGGCGGCGTTTTTTCCTGTGCCAATAACAAGTGTCCCCCGTTCCCATGTATTCTCAAAGGCGGCATTCCCCGCCTTTACGTCCGCTTCGGTGCGGTCGTAAATCATATTCTCAAGCATTTTCAGCCTCCCGATAATAGATGATTGCCGCGCCGCTTGCTCCCGCAAGAAATCCATTGCCACCGTTTCCTGTCCCTTCTGGGGGTGGATTTCCCGGCACTCCACGCATGGCGTATGACTTCCCGCTCGGCAAATCTGTGTAAGCGGGTGAATAACGCCGCCCTGCCCGGCTCGTATATGTTCCGAGCCTCGTGTCGCCGCCTGCGACTCCTTGACTCTCTCCGGCTGCGCCTCCCGCGCCAATAATCACCGAAAACACATCGCCAGCCGAGACCGCGACATCCGTGACGTATACATAACCGCCCTCGCCGTATATGCGCTCTATCTGCCGCCCATACGAGCCGCCTTCGCCGCCTCCGACGAGGATAATGCGAAGCTCTGTAACTCCATCGGGCACGGTGAAACTCCCGTCCTCGGTGAACTCTACGCGCTTCGTGAAAAGAAAAAGACCGTTCGCACGAAGGAGCGTTGACTTGCATTTCTGTAAAACGCCGCCCTCATACGAAAAATCTTGATAGATGCGCCGCCCCACGATTGCGCCGCCCTCAAGCGTCACCGTGTCCACGTCGCCTATTTCCCGTGACGGGTCGCCGCGCCCGCGCAGTTCGTACTTAGTGCCGCCGTATGCCGAGGCGATGCGCTCTGCCACTATCCGCGCCGTCTGCGCGTCGTGGATGAACGGGATGAACAGCGTGATTTCCTTCGCCGCCGCGTCGCTGTTGCCTTGAAGCGTATATGTCTGCTCCCTGTCCCGCGAGTCAATCCACCCCACCGTGACCGAGGCGATTTCATCATTCGCCGCAAAGGTCGGATATTCAAGTATATCCGAAAGCCCCTCCTCGCCGCCGACGTTTGAAAGCGGCTCAATACAGAGCTTGCCCGTTTTTGCGTCGGCGCGGGGAAACGTCCCCGTGACAAGGCAAATCTGCCTCAGAACATCCGCGCACGTTGAAAACAGCCCGCCGCCGTCAACGTATAGCGGCAAATCGGCATAGTCGGGGTCAACATAATACTTGCCCGCGAATGCGTCGCCGAGGTGCGCCACGACCGCCGCCGTCCAGCCTGCAAGCGTTGACGGCGCGTCATGCCAGCTCACGCTGAACTCGCGGTCTGCAAGAAGCCCGATTATATCAACGAGCGTCCACGATACGAGCCGCGAGAACGTCCCCGTCTTCCAGCCTCCGTTGTACTGATAGAATGTCCCAAGCGGCACATATTCCGTTCCGCCGTCCGTATCAACTCCTATACTCACGCTGATGCGCTGTCTGTCCTCAATGGTGTCAAACAGCCCGTAGGCGTTCCGTGTGTCGAAAAGTCCCGCCTCGTCGCTTATCGTGATGTCACAAGTGCCATACGGCAAACTCATGCATGATACGTCAGTCTGATGCTTCACCGCGAAGCCCGTCAAATCGTCCTCTGTCCAGACCTCTTTGCGTCCGAGCATCAGCTCCGCCATCCGCGCCCGTCTGTACGGCAAACTCCACTTCGTTATGCTGATTTCCACCGCCGTAGGACGCGCCGCGTTAATGCCGCTCACGACCACCTGCGCGTCGGTATTGCCCGTGAACGTCTTCGTGAACGCCACATCCTCATCTTGATATACCGTGACTGTGAAGCTGTCCGCAACGCCGTCTGCCGCGATATCGGAGAACCACACGGTGAGCGCACGAAGGATTACCACACCCGAAAATTCGCGCCTCAGCACTTGCGGCGTGTCGAATGTCCCGTCCGCGCCCGAAAGCGCGGAGAAAACGAAGCCCGCGTCGGTTACAACGCCCTCGTCGGGCAAAACATCAAACGTGCCGTCCAGCACCCACCGCGACGGCTCAATTGTCGCGTATGCGCCTATCGTTTCCATGCCGTCGTTGAGCGCGGAAACGCCGGAAAAGTCCATTATGGTAGAATAGCCAGCCTCCGCATATTCCCGTTCGGGGCTTTCGAGTACCGCCTCCACCTTGAGCCGTGTACGCCGAACGTCAGCGCGTACCGCCTCTTTATATGCCGCGCTTGTCTTAATCACTCGGCGACACCTCCCGCATCTCAAGCGAGAAGTCCGCCCATATAGGTTCGTCGTTGCGACCCCACATAAAGCGCGGGCGCGTGAACTTCGTGATGAGGAACATCCGTTCGGGCATCGTGTTTGTCTCTTGGATGAGGAATGCGCATCGTATAGGTTCCCGTATGCCCTTCTCACACGCCTCTATAAGCGCGTTTTTATCGCGCTCGTTAAAATACCCATGCTGATAAGAAACGCGCCACACAAAGCCTCTCAGCTCCCGTGTGAGCCGCCCCGAATACATCTCAACGTCAACGTAAAGCGGCTCCCGCTTGACGGTGTACCCGTCGTTAATGCTTTCGGGCAGCTCAAGGTTCACGTCATCGAGGTCTAATATAAGCTGTGTCATTGTCTGCCCTCCTTACGTTGCGAGTATCGGCGTACCGTTCGCCCTTGCATAATTTACAAGCGGGTCAAAAAGCCATTCGGCGAACTTCGTGCCGTCGGGCAGTACAAGGTTGACCGTAATCGGCATACCCGCCTGCGCCGCGCCCGTGACGTTGTTGATAATGCCCGCGCTTGCCGCACCGAGTCCCGACTGTGCGAACGATACCGCGCCGATATTGTCGCCTTCGAGCGCATCCCGCGCCGTATCTATCGCCGTTGTCAGCGATTCAATCGTTGCGTCGGCTATCGCGTCAGAGCCGCTCAGAATGCCCTCAGAGAGCTGTTCCGCAAAGCTCAAGCCGATATCGGGCGCACCGTCGGAAACAAGCTGCCAAGCCGCTCTCAGACCGTCCTGTACAACGATGTTGGTCTCGTCGTAAAGGCCTGTAAGCTCCCGCTTCGCCTGTTCTGCCGCGAACGTCTGCTTGCGTTCGTAAAGTTCGTTGTACTCGGTGAGCTGTTTGTCGCTCAAACTCAGAAGCCCGAGAAGCTCGTCGAGCGCGTCGGGGCCTTTGTCGCGGATTTCTTCAATCAGCCCTTCGGCAACGCCGCGCTGTGCGAGGTTGTCCAACTCTGTGTAGAACCGTTCGATGTTCCGCACCTGTCCCGCGAGGTTGCGTGTGAGCTGTGTGCCGCTCGTCTGTCCTACTGGTTTAGCCTCGTCGAACAGTCCATAGCTTCCCGCGATTTCCTCCGTGCGCGATGCCAGCGCGTCCGCGTACTTCTTCCGTGCGTCCGAAATCCCCTTCACGATTTTGTCCATCGTGTCAAGGTAGTTGTTCGCGTATTCCTTGTACGCCTTTAAGTCGTCGTCGCGCTGTTTCTGCTTGAGGTCGAAAATCTTCTCCTCTGCGTCGAGGTATTCATCCGAGCCTTCAACGAACATTTTCTGAATTTCCGCCCAGCCCTCGATTTGCTCCGCGATGCTCATGTTCTGATACTTAATCTGCCGAGCAAAAGCCTTCGATGTCGCGCTCATTACCTTTGACGCGAACGATGCCGCTTTCTGCTGTGCGTCCGTCGCGCTGTCCTCGATACCGAGCGCAACGCCGAGACCGACGTAGCGACCGACTTCAAAGCCCCATTTGGACGGCGACCGCTCGTTTAATGCCTTCGGGTTCGTGAACGCGTTCTTGATTGTGTCGACCACTCCGCGCACGGCACTCGTTACCTTGCCGATTGCGCCGAGGATGCCGTCGCGGATGCCGAGCAGGATATTCTCACCGATTTTTACAAATTGGTCGCGCACATTGCCGAAAACATTCTTGATGCCGTTCCAAATGCCCGTAAAGAATGATATTATGCCGCTCCACGCGCTCATTACAGCGTTCACCGCATTGGTGAAGCTCTGTTTTATGCTTGCCCCCAGCGCGGCGAAAACGCCGACAATGACGTTCTTGAGCGACTCAAAGAAGTTCCGCACCTCGCCGATTTTGCCCATTATCCAGTTTCCAATGAACTGGAACAGCTCGACCAGCTTGCTATATATGAGCTGATTGAGCATATAATAACCTTCGAGAAGCTTTGTGCCGAGAGCCTTAAGCAGACTCCAAGCGACGCGCCCGATGACAGGGAGCAGATTCTTCGCCACTTGAATGACCGTCTCCGTGAGGTTGTCCGTGAGTTGGTCGAGGTCAGCGTCGGGGTCTGCAAGTCCCGTGAGGAAGTTCTGCCATGCGGCTTTCATGGATGCGATGGAGCCGCTTATGGTGTCCGAAGCCTCTTTTGCCGTCGTGCCTGTTATGCCCATCTCCGTCTGAATGGCATGGATTGCCGCATAAACGTCCGACAGATTACTGATGTCATAATGCATACCCGTCAAGGCTTCTGCGTCCGCAAGCAACCGCTCCATCTCGGTTTTCGTGCCGCCGTAACCGAGCTTGAGGTTGTCGAGCATGGTGTAATTCTGCTTCGCAAAGCCTTGATAAGCATTCTGTATGCTTTCCATCGACGAACCCATCTTGTTGGCGTTGTCCGCCATGTCGATAAGTGCCATGTCTGCTACTTCAGCGGCTTTCTGTGTGTCACCGCCGAGGCTCTGCAACAGCGATGCCGAAAAGCTCGTCACCGTCTCCATGTACTCGTTTGCGCTCATGCCCGCCGTCTTGTACGCATTCGCCGCGTTCTTCATGACGGTGTCCTGTGCGTCGAGCAATGCGTGATACTCGTCATAGACCTCGCCGACCGTCTTCCCGACGCTCTCGGCATATTCGCCGAGGCTCTTGCCGCCCGCGCCGAACAGCGTTTCAACGCCGCCGACCAGCTGTTCATAATCGGCGTATGCCTCAACTGCCGCCTTGCCTATCTGATATATGCCCTTGATTATCTCCGTCGCGCCGAACGCTATGCCAAGCGCACCGCCTATTTTCATGAACGTGCCCTTGAGCTTCGCGCCCGTACTGTTCGCCGCCTGTGTGGCTTCGCTTAGACCCGATTTCACGCCGCTCGAATCAACGCCGACCTTGATAATCAATTCTTCTAAGGTCACGCCTTCACCCCCTAAATTTCGCCTTGATACGCTCCCGCACGTTCGCCGCCGACATCGTCGGCTTCGGGTGCATTATGTCGTAGTACCTCGCGTTTATTACACCGCCGCCCGCGAACCGAGCCGTGTTCTCGGCGATGATTTTCAGCGCGTCGGTAACGTAAACATGGAGCGTCTCGCGCTTCTGCCGCTCGTTGCAGAAGGCGACGGCGTGGTCGATGACGTACCGTCGCCCAAGCAATTCGAGCATGGCAAAATTGATGGTCTCGCAGCTTAGAAAATACTCTTCCCCACCAACCGACCCAATAATCCGAAAAAACTCATCGTATCCTCGTCGGAGATGATAGCCGAGAACGTCTTGAAGTAGAAGCTCATAGGGTAGTCGTCCACGTTCTTCGGGTCAACGAACGCGCACAGAGCGAGGATTTCCAGCGTCTCCTGTGCGTGGTCTTCCATCGCCGCGTCGAGGATGCGGGATATATTTGCCTTCGCCTGTTCTGCCGCAAGGGCTTTGTTCTTCTCGCGTATCTCGATTTTCTCCTCCTCGGTCGCGTCTTCGGGGATATCGTAAAGCTTCGGAGTCTCCTTGCGGATGTTCGATATGTCCGTGAGTTTCAGCCACTTTTCAACAGATTTGCGTATCTTGTTCGTCTGCTGAAGGAACTCCGTAGGTGTGCAGTTCGTGAGATTCTTCGTCCCCGGTTCGGTCTGTGCCGCTTCTGCCTTATTTCTTGCCATGCTCGTTTCCCTCCTTTAAGCCGCCTTCTCCAAGATGTAGAACTCCATCGGCATAACGTCCGGAGTTGCAAGCGACGGGTGAACCGTTATCGTGAGGCTCAGTCTGCCCTTGCCTTTCTTTCCTGTCGAAAAATTGATGCCGCCCGTCGATACCGCGTCGCCCATCTTCACAACGAGAAGCTTCTCCTTGTCGATGAGGTCGCCTATCCACCATATCGTTTTGAAGTCGGTCGTTTCATACTGCGCTCTCGGCTTCACGCCATTCGCGCTTATCGCCTCTGCCGCTCCGAGAGCAAGCTCCAACGTATCAATAGTGAACTCAAGGCACTCGACCGATAGCTCACAGTTCCAGCCATTGATGCGCTTGCCCTCTTTCGTGTTGTTCGGGGCGTTATTTACGTCCTCGAAAAAGTCCTCCACCTCGGGGGTGCAGGATATAGAAAAATCGCCCGACGTGGCGCAGATTATCTCGGCATCCGTCGGCTCGTCGGGGTCGCTTACGTCGAATGTGTTGAGAAGCAGACCCGCTTCGGTCTGCATATTTTCAGCCGCTGTCGCGCTGATTTTCGTTGCAGTCCACGTTGCACCTGCCATATGTTTTCCTCCTTTATGCGGATAAAAATTCCGCTTGAATTGATAAAATAATGCGTTTGATTTTCGGGTCGTCGGGGTCTCCCAGCCGCCGCGTGAACGGCGAACCCTTGTGTATGAGCATCTTGCCGCCAGCCACGGGTACGACAGCAAAGCCGCCTATCGCCGCCTCGATGGCGTTTGCCTTCGCCGTTACCGTCGACCAGCTTTCCGAGCTGTACCAAAGCGACGCGGATAGCATAAGCGGCTCATTAAGACTTGCCGTCTGCGTCTCATAGGTGATGTACGGTAAAGCCGCGTTCTTCGGCACGACCTGCTCATCATATGCGGGCAGACCGAAGCCCGACCAGAACGTATATAATGCCTGTGCCTTATCCATTCGGCAGCCCCCATTCCTCGGCGGTCACCTGCCGCATATCAAGCGTCGCGCTGTTCGGCGTAAGCTTATCGTCGCCGTCGCTCTTTATGCGGAAGGTCTTGTCGTCCCTGTCGCGCTTCACCACGTCGCCAAAGCGCAGAATCACGCTCCTGTGCGTCGTTATTGTGTAAACGGGTCTTATCCCTTGCGCCTCCGCAACACGCGCCTCGGGGCTTGCGTCAAGCACAGCCGCCGCGTCAAACTCCGCCCCCTCCGTCCATGTGGTTATCACGCCACCGTAACCGTCGGGCGCGGTCGTCTTATCAAGGATGTAAAATGGCTCGAAAGCCTGTGACAGTAAGCTCATAGTTCTGATATCCTCCTATACTGAGTCAATCGGAACCGAAGGCTCCCTTGCCATTCCTTGAGCGCGGCGGGAACGTCAGCCGCGAGGCTGTAGGTGTAGCCGCCGAAGCTCTCGCTCTGATACGCGCCAGTCTGCTCACGCATTGCCTCAAGCTTCCCCTCGAATGCCGTTATCTCTTCGCAGAGCGCGATGAAGTCGGGCGGTACACGCATCGCCCACACCGCGCCGTCGAACGTCTCGTCCTTAAGCCCCGTAGCCGGGTACTGATATACACCGTCGTTCAAGACAGAGCCGACAATGCGGAAATACTGCCCCGATATAAGGAAATCGAGCGGCGATAATTCGCCGCCCGTTATTGAGAACTCGCCCGTGTGGATGTCGCCCTCGTCGCGTATGAAGTAGTTTTTACACCGTCCGCAAAGCTGCGTCATTGTCATCGCCGCTCACCTCACTTACGCCGTCTTCGCCGTTACTGTACCGTTCGCATCTGCTATCGCCTGTCCCGAGCCGTTTACCTCAACTAAACGGTACTTGTGACCGTTGGTGGTAGACACCACTTGGTCATCAACAACCTCAGTCCAGCCAGTCGGGTCGAACTGCGCCAGATAAGTGGGAGCAGACGGAGCGGTAGAGGCCTGAGCCTTGAAATAAAACTTGCCGCCACTCACGGACGGGTCAGGCACGGTCAGCACGGAATCACCAACGGCGGCAGTACCAGCCGCAGTAGAGAATCCCGATATCGAGCCGAGCGAACCCGAAGCCTCAACGGTCACGACTGCGATGCCGTCGAGATATTCCGCCCAGAGCTTCATGCCCATGATGGCGAAGGTCTCGCCGACTGCCGTCGTGTAGTTGCCCTCAGCGTGGAAGCCGATAAGGTTCGTCTCGCCCGCCGTCGTGTAGTTAAGTCCGAGCTGTGCAAACTCGCTGTCGCCCGGGTCAATGTAGTACAGATCGATATTCTCCACGGGGAGCGCGATTACCGTGCCCTCCGCGATGTCGGGCGCGGAGAGCAGGAACAGGGTCGAATAACCCATGAAGTTCTCCACATAGCTTATGCCGAACGCCGTCTGTACCGTTATGTTCGCGCCGCCGAGATACTTGTATGCGTCCAGCACGTTCGCAAAACCGACCACATTGGTAACGCTCTTGCGCATCTTGTTGAACTTGTCGATAACGAGTCCACGCGCCATGGAAAGAGCCATCTGCCACGTAGTCTGTACGTTCGTAAGCGCTCCCGTATTGAGGAACGTGTAGAACGCCGTCAGTACGTTCGTCTGGAGCTGATTTCTGAAAGCCTCGTCGCTCTTCTCTATGGCAATCGCCGCGCCGTACTTCGCAACGTCCTCAATCGGCACAGCCTTCGCATACTTGAGTATTTCGAGGTCTTCCATGCCGCTCTTTACAACGGTCGCCTTGCTATACGGAATTACTTCGCCGGGGGCAACGTTGCCGCTCTCGAGCGCAACGGAAGCCGTGTAGGTCACGAGCTTCGTGCCCGGTGCTTTTCTTATCGGACGCATTATGCCGAGGATTTTTCTCAGCGCGTCCCAGTTCAGATTGAACACGGAAACAAAGTCCTGCTCACGCGCCGCAATGTTCGTGTAAACATTCGGCAGACTGTCTCGCGGATTGGTTAAGCTTTCTACATTCGTAGCTGCCATTTAAATCATCCTTTCTGTTCGTTGTTAATGATTTGGCTCAACATCTCCTGCCGCTTCGGCGCATCGTACACAAAACGTCCGGAAGCGTCGCGTTTATAGATGTCCTCGCGGCTGATTGCCGAGCCTTTACCGCTCGGAGGCGTTGCTGTATTCGCGCCCGCCTTTGATGTCGTAACGACAAGCCCTGCGTAATCGCCTTCAACGAGTGCATCGAGTGCCTTCGTGTCAACGATTGCGCCGTCCTTGAGCTTTATCGCTCCGATTTCATCCCGTGCGCCTCTCATGGCTATTTCAAGGTTCTTGCCCGTTATGTTCTTGCCCTCGAAATATGCCCTCGCCGCAGCCTCCTTTGCGGCTTTCTCTTCCTTTGCGGTAACGTCGCCTTTGTATTTCTCGTACTCGGCTTTTATGTCGTTGTACTTCTTTTCAAAGCCGCCGTCGCCCGCCGCCTTCAGCTCGTTAAGCTCCTTTTTAACCGCCGAAAGCTCCTCTTTGACCGTTTCAAGCTTCTCTGCGCTCGCCTTCGCCGTCTTCAGCTCGTTCATCAGCCCGTCAACGGTCTCCGCGTGCGCCTCGATTATCGACTCCACCTGTTCCTCGGTGAGTCCCATTGCCTTTAATGCCTTTCTTGTTAGTGCCATTTATGCAAAGCTCCTTTCCTTCGGGGGCTGTTCTTCGCCCTTTGTTGCATTTTTGTATACAAAAAGGCGGGAGCTTTCGCCCTCGCCTTTATTGCCTATTCGATTGCTTCTATAAGTGTCGCCGAGCCGACTGCAGAAACACAGCCCCAGTTAAACATCACGGTGTCACCGTTCTTGCACTCTATCGTAAGAACATCTCCCGAAACGCTGTATTTCTGCACGTCCTCAAATATCACTCTCTGTTCTTCTTCGCCGTATATTACAATTACCGTCATGCCGCCTCCTTATTTCAACGCCTGTTTTAATGCGTTCTCAATGTACTGCTTTATCTGTGCGCGGTTGTTGTTCAGCGCGTTCGTGAGGAAGCGGTTCGGTTCCATTCGCATCGTCCCGTCGTGGACGTATATTGCGTATTCCACGTTCGTCCCGACCGTCACAGACGGCTCGTTGCCGCCCTCCGTCCGATGCGTTATACTTCCGCGAAGTCTGCCCGTATCCACACGGCGCGGATTGCTCTCAATCTCAATTACCGCCTCGCCCTCTAAGAACTGCCCCACAGCCTCCAATGCCGGTGGGAACGCATCGTAGATGAGGCGTAGCACCTCACCCGAATGGTCATGTATCGTTATGTCAGCCATTGCCGCCTCCTTTCGTGCGCCTTTTCACTAATCATGCACGTTTGATTCCGCGTGTAATGCCGCTTCCGCGCAAAACCGCCTCGGTTTCATCTTCCATGAAGCGTAGCGCGAAGCTCAGTACGCTGACCTTCTCAAAAAACTCAATGTCGCTGTACAGCGCGGTCTGTATCTCTGCCGTAAGCTCTTCCATGACTTTTAAATATAGCTTTTTTTCGTCCTTCCATGCGGCTTCGGTGAAGCTTTCCCGCATATCCGATACTATTCCGCATAATTCGCCCGATTTAGTCATCGTCTGCCTCCTCTTGCTCTGCGATATTCGTTGATATATCTGCGTCGTATCGCCTCGCCCTTCTCGGTCTGCGCCGTTATGGGCTGGCTCTTGCCGTGTGCCTTCTTCCACTCCTCGTATGTCATGCCTTCCAGCGCGTCCGTCGAACGTCTGTCCCAGTTGTGTTCAAGTCCCTCGACCTCCGCGATGGTTCGGCATCGGCAGTTCCATATAAGGTGAGCGGGTGCGGACGGGTCTCCGGGGAACATTATTTCCTCGCCCTCCGCGTCGAACGGCTCGTCAACACCGCGCACCTGCATGTCAAGCATCCTGTGTTCGTGGCGCGTCCTCATATCGAGCGTCGCCACCCATCGCCGTTTTAAGTTTATGCCCATGTCCTCGGCGCGTTTGTAGCTGTCCTGCCGTCCCGCGCTCTGTGCGCCCGTCATCGCTGTTCTCGCATAGCGCACCGCCGTGCCGTAGTTCTTCTCGCCCAGCGTCCGCCCTATCCGCTTCGCCATGTTCGGTATGCTCTCGCCCTGTAGGATGCTTTGGAGCGTCACGCTCTGAATCTGTCCCGCTTGCCATCTGACCGCCTCGCCTCGTGCAAGCTTCCCCTTCATCTGCTTTCCCGGCGCGGGAAGTATGTCAGGCTGTTCTGTCACGATGCGCTCAACAGTTGCGCGGTCGTAAAGCGTGTAAGCCGTGTCCACCTTCGCCGCCTTCTCAATCTCGAACGTGGCGTAGTTGTGGTTCTCCGCGTACACCTCGGCGCGTTCGCCGTTCACAATGCGCCTCGCGTTCATGTTCACGGCGTTCAATTCCGCCGCGAGCGCGTCCCGCATCTCCTTCCAGCGTTTCCCCGCCAGCATCTGACCCGTGCGCCAGCCGTCATAATCCGCTTTGCTTATCTCGCCCGCCGCAAGTTGCGCCCGCTTTATCTCGTCCTTTATCTCGAACCGTCGGAAATAGTCCCGAAGTTTCTCCTCGACTTCCTTTGCCGCCTGTCGGTATTCGCGGCGCATACGCCGCTCCAGCTCCGCTATCTTTTTGTCGGTCTCGATGTGCGCCTCATCGGGCTTCATTCGTCATCACCGCCGAAAGCGTTCGCCTCATTCGCGCTCATCATCTGTAGTACGTCCTCCGCTTTGTCGATGTCGCCCTCGTATTCGAGGATTTTCCGCGTCACATAATCTTCGGGAAGAGCCGCTGCCGCTTGTATGAGGCTCTGTATCTCCTCCGCCTTGTTTATCATCTTCGAGCGTGTATACGTCGGCTTGTCCTCGATGCCGAGGAGCCGCAGAAGCGCATTTATAAAGCGCGTCACGTTTGCCTCGAACAGGTCGGTCTTTGCGTTCAGCGGCTCGTATGCCGCTGTTATCTGCGTAGCCGTGACCGCTCCCGACGCGATGTTCCGCGTATCGAGTGCCATAAAGTCATCGAAGAGCTGTGCCCGAAGCCGTTCAAGCCCCGCAACGCTCGCCTCGTACGGAGCCTCAATCTGATGCGCCTCTACGTCGCCGCCTTCGTCTGAATCGATGTTCGCAACGTGTGTCACGGTGAGCTGCTGTATGAATTTCTGCATATCGGCGGTGGTCATGCCGCCGTAGTTCTTCAAAATCCAGTAAATGAAATTGCCGTCATCGACGTTGTTCACAAGCTCCGAAGCCATGAGGTCGTATGCGTCGAGTGTGTTCTTGCCGCCGACAAGCTCCGACTGACGGCAAGCATTGTAAAGCGGAATAATCGGGAACGACGGGTAATTGCCGCCGTCGTAGATGCGCGTCCCCGTCGCCTCGCTCTGCTCCACAATCTGAACGTAGCTCCGCTTCTCTTGATATATCTCCATCGGCTTGCCCTTTCGCCGGATGTACTCGGTGAAGCCGTTCTCTTCATACAGCGTACACCGAAGCGGCTTGTCGTCTGCTATCTGCCAAAAGCGTATACCCGCTCTGAGTGCGCCGTTTTCTTCGTCGTACAGCGGCACGAACTCAGTAAGCGCGAACCGTTCAAGGTGGTCGTTGTTCCAAAAGCCGAATGCAACGCCGCCGTTCTGCGCGTCCGTCGCAAGCTCCTGCATCACCTCATCGAAGTCGCGTCCCAGCTTCTCCTTCGTGCCGCTATCGCCGAACGCCACGCCGTTTCCGAGAAGGAACTGCACCGCCTGTGTGATGAAGTAGAAGTAGTATCGGCACGGTATCTTATTGTTCGCCCGGTATATATCCGGCACGAGCTGTCCCCGCGCATCACGGATGAACTTCTGCAAGCGCATGATGGTCGGATTCTGGTGCTTATAATACAGCTCCGCGTCTGCCGCTGTCTGATACGCTTCGCTCCCTTTATGAGCTGATATCGCCGCTAAAATAAAAGAGGCGCGGGCTTCCAGCCCCTCACCGACTTCGATTAAATCTTGATACGTTTTTACCGCCATTACCACATCTCCTTGAACCGTTCTTGCGTCTTTCTCTTCATTATGCGCATCGTTCGGGTGAAGTAACGCATTCCGTCTGCCAGATGGTCATTTGCCTTGACGGGTCTGTCTTCGGTCGCCTTTTCGTCCCAAACGTAGCCCTCCATTTCTCGCCGCCAGTTGACGCACGACGGGCTGACTTTTATCAGCCCTGTTTTCATTGCCGCAGCCGTCTCGCGTATGCCGTCCAGCACCGCATTGTCGGCGGGAATCACACGGTATCGCCGCTCCCCGTCGTCGCCGCGCCGCCGTCGAAGTAAAGCGATAAAAGAAGCCGCCGACGGGTCTATATTGACCCTCAGCGGCTCTGTCAAGCCTTCCACACGGGCGAACTCGTCTATGTCCTGTGCATAATCCTCGTCCGTCTTCTGTATTTTCGACTCGCGCCCTGAATAATAATACTCCCGCACGGCATACCACACGTTGCCGTGTCGCTCCCACATGAGCGCGGCAAAAGCGTTCTGTGTACCGTAGTCGATGCTCACGACGTATTCTGCCGCTTCTCCCTTCGGTGGTTCGTCCACGGCTTCCGCGTACATCGGATAAACAAGCCCTTCGGCGAGCGTCCACTTTCCGAGAATGAGCCTGTCGTAAAACACCGTCCCGCGATACTCAAGGCACAGATTATCGACGAAATCTTTTGAGAGGTGCGGATTATCGAAGATTGTGTAGTGCTGAATATACGCCGATAACTCCGCATCATCGATGAACCGCTTCAGCCAATGCCCCGGATGCTCCGGGTTACAAGCCCCGTCGAAACGCGAATAAGGCTTATCGAGACGACTTTTGAGGATGTTGAAAACGCCCTCGTGCCATTTCGCTATCTCGTCGCCGTAGCAATACTTAATGGATGAACCCTGTATCTTCGCAATCTGACTTGCCTTTTCCGCTCCGAGGCAGTAAACGGGAACGCCGCACACGATTGCTATATTGCGGCTGTTTATCGTCCCGACTACCGCGCTCGTGTATATTTCGCGCATCGGGTAAAGGACGTTTCTTTCGACGGTTTCTTTTGATACGCCAATAATGACGTTCAGCCCGTCTTTCTCGCGCAGTCGCCTCAAATGCGCTGGGATTACTGCCGCAATATCAACGTATGACTTACCCGAACGCACCGCGCCGATTTTCAAATTCCATCGTGCGTGGGCTTCGCGGATATACTCATTCTGCTTCGCCGTTAGCTTCATCTTGAATGCTCTTCAGTATCTCATCCAGCTTGCGGAGCGGTTCGCTGTCGCCGTCAACTTTCACCATGTCGCTTTGTCCGAGATAATTTTTGCCCAGAAAAATCGCCATTGCCGCGTTCGTTTCTGACAATCGCAACTGATTGCGACGAAGGCTTATTTTGCCCTTTGCGGAGTGCTTTTTAAATACCTCTGCAAAATTCGCCTTATATTCCCTCTTACACCAGCGTTCAATCGTCGCCACAGAGCAGTGAAAAAAGCCCGCGATTTCTTCCTCCGTACACATAAGCCCGCAGAGGTTTTCAAACTGCGTTCGGTCTATTTTTATTTTTGGACGACCAGCCATAGATGACCTCTTTCCCTTGATACTCCGCGTACGCCTTTTCCAGAAGTGCGCCCTTGCTGTGTTCCCAGCCGTTAAACATAAATATTGCATCCGCGCCGTCAATCATTGACAGGCATATTGGCATATAACGCTCCCTGTCAAGCCCGACGGGGAGCGTCGCGGGATTTACTACAAGATGCCCCTGCTCCCGCAGCTTTTTCTCTTCTGCGGCAAAAACGTCCTTATATGTTCCCATGCAGGATGCCATCGCCCCGCTCAAATAGATTCTCATATTCGCTCTGCCTTTTCTCCCGTGAAGGTTTCCCACCGTTGAATAATTACGTCGCAGTAACGCGGGTCAAGTTCCATCATATAGCATGTTCGATTAGTCTGTTCGGCAGCAATAATCGTTGTCCCGCTTCCGCCGAACGCATCAATTACGTTCATTCCCTCTTGTGTTCCGTCGTATATGGCGTTGGCCACCAGTGCAACAGGCTTCATTGTCGGATGAAGGTCACATTTGCGCGGCTTGTCAAAATCCCATATGGTTGACCGATATTTACCAGCCCTGAAATTATGATGTTTTTTTGTCCACGTATAAAATATCGGCTCGTGCTGATAATCGTAATCCAACCTACCAACAGAAAATGTAGGGCTGTTTTTGCGCCACATCAAGACGTGGCGCACAGGAAGCCCAGCGTCCCTCATCATCATCATCATCATCAGTCCAAGACTGCCCCTCTGCGGCGATGTAACGTAATAAACCGCATCCTCTTTGCACATTTGCCGCACATTTGAAAAAGCCTTTTTAAGGACATCATAAAGTTCCTGCTCATTCAACGTATCGTTGGCGATATTTTCTGTGCAAAGTCCGCAAGGTCCGCCGCGCCGGATGCTATTCAGCATCTGATTTTTTGTCCCGATGGCGACACCATACGGCGGGTCGGTAAACACCATGTCCGCCTTATTGCCGTTCATGAGTTTCGCCCAAGCTTCTGCGTCTGTGCTATCGCCGCACATTAAGCGATGTCGTCCAAGCCTAAAAATGTCTCCACGTTTAACTTTCGTCTCTTCGGGCAGTGCCTCGTTGTATTCGTCCTCGACCACTTCATCGGCGTTTTTCATTTTGATTGCTTTATTGTCAAAACCAAAATCGAACCCCTCAAAATCCAGACCGTCCAGCTCTAAGTTGAGCAGGTCAAAGTCCCACTCGGCTTTTTCGCCCGTCTTGTTCGCCAACAGCCTGTATTTGCGCTTCTGTTCGTCCGTAAGCCCCGTATACCTTACGCAATCAACTTGCTTATAGCCGAGCTTTTTATACGCCTTGAGCCTCGTGTGTCCGCTCAAAATCACATTGTTTTCATCTATCTCTATCGGGTCGAGTTCGCCGCATTGCTTCACGCTTGCTATAACGTCAGCTACGGCCTCGTCGTTTTTTCTCGGATTGTTTTCATATGGAATCAGCTCCTTCGTTTTGAGCCGTATAAATTCCTTCGTAACTGCCATATCCGTCTCCTTATAATCGCCACAGCGTCCCGCCCCTTTGCTCGATGTGGCGTACATTCCCGCCGCTTTCGCGGCTTCCTTACAAAGCAAAAAGAGCCGCATTTGCGACTCTTTCTGCCCAGCCATATACAAAAAAAATAAAAAAGAGGAGTTCTAACCTTCCCAAGTCTACTATACCACGCCGTTCTATGTGTCGTATAGTGTAATTATGTGCTATCCTTTTCTCGCCGCCATATCCGCCCGTATCAGAGCCTTAACGTACCCCTGTCGGTTCGCCAGCGAGTCCAGCCACGCGAGGATATCCGCGTCGGTCTTGAGGTTGAACTTGAACGTGATGTTTCGGGTGTTGAGCCTGTCGTACCGAGTCTGCGGCGCGTATTTCTTCTTCGGGTCGGTCATCTTTCGCCCTCCCTCACTTCTGCGTAGTGCCTGCCGTGCGGGATAAGCTGATGCGCCTGTTTGTCTACCGAAAACGCAAGGCTCACGGTGGCGCGCTCGGGGTCAAATCCGAGTCCGCGCAGCGTGTTATCGTTCATCTGCGACTCGTACTGCACCAGCTCATAGCGAACAGCGGTTCCCTGTTCTATGCGGTAGCAGAGTATTTCGCGCACCCCTCCGGCGAACAGCCTGTCCCAATCGTCTGCGTGTGCGGCTTTAAATGCCTCGAATGCCTTCTGCTTCATCGCGCTTATTTCTTTTCTCGTTATCTGCATTTTTAGTCCTCCTAAGTGTTCTCCGCGTAAGCGCGGAGTGCTTTTCCAGTTGAGAATGCGCGTCACACGATTGCCTCCGTCTCAAGGTCGAAAACCTCGTAAAATCCGAGGTAGCGATTCAGTTCGGATGCCGGGTCATCGTAATCGTTTGTCTCGTCGCCAGCTTCCCATTCGCGTTTCTGTGCGAGTGCCTCTTCCGGCGTGTCGAAGTCTGCTTCGAGATAGTTTCCCGCTTCGCGGTCACGGACAATGTACCGCTTGAGATTGGTGTGATTGTAGTATGTGTAGGTTTTCATTTCGTTTCCTCCTTAATAGGTAATTACTTATCTTTACGCCTTGATTATAGCATAGGTAATTACCTATGTCAAGGAGTTTTCCGAAAGTTTTTAAAATATTTTCAAAGCAAAAAGGAGCGGTCTAAGCCGCTCCCGTGGTCGTCGGTATTTCGATTTTTCCCAGCGCGATGCCGTGTAGGGACAGCACTCGCCTGTACGAGTAGTTCATGATTGCCGCGATTGCATCCCACTTCAGACCCTTCACATACCGCAGTCGGAGCAGCCGCCTCAAGGTGTCGTCTCCTGTCCCGGCAATTACGCATTCGATATCCGAGCGAAATTTCGCCAGCTCCCCGATGCGCTGTAATATCTGCTCATCTATCGCGGCGATTCGGGCGGCGGCTTCGCCTGTTTTGTCGCTCGCCCCGCCGCCGTGAGGCATCTCCGATATTACTTGCGTTATGGTCTCGCCCCGCTCCCGCCATACCGCCCGCTCTCTTATGAGGTCTTCAATTTCGCGGGTCGCCGCTTGGTACTTCTGCAACCATTGTTTTTTCGCTTTGTTGTCCGTTATCGCCACCCCCGTTTTCTTTTGTTCATCTTTCGTTTCGCCGTCCACTCGACATCGCGGACGATATTTTCCTTGTTCACGATTTCGTTCCGCTTGGCATTCTTCGCATCAATAGCGGCGCGGAACTCTTTATAAGCTCCGCACCGCCCGTGACATCCTACCTCACGTTTCACACATCCCATGCACGGGGACTTCGCCATGCCTCTCTCGCCTCCTCTGCGCCCGCGCTTCTGCTCGTCCCCATGAGGCGGAGCAGATATCCCACGTCGTTTGATTCGCCGCAAGCTCTGTCCGCCGTCGCTTATTGTAAGCATCGAGCTTTTCCCGATATGCGCGGTATGCCGCGCAAGTCGCGTGACACCCAAGCGTCCGCCTCTCGCACCCCATACACAGAGCGTTTTTCAATTCACCCATCGCAGCGTAGTCTCTCCCCTCCAGCCCTTAACCCACACGAACCACGCATAGCAGCGTACCGAGCCTTTTGCGTAGCGTTCCCAGTCTGCGTTTTTCGCGCAGACTATCCGCCCTGAAAAGACGTATACCACTTTCGGCGGTTGAGTGTCGTATAGTTTCCTCCGTGCCTTACCCTCTAAAAACTGTATCGGCAGCAACAACACAAGCTTGCGCCCGTCCTCCAATGTTTCCAACGCACGCTTGATAAAATCCAGCGCGTACTTGTACGGCGGGTTTGTTATAATGTCCACGTCTCCACGCGAAACGGGAAGGTTGAGAAAATCTACCCCTCCTTGCCCGTACCCGCGCTCTATCAGGTCGGTGCTGATGACGCGGTACCCGTGGCGGCTCAAAGCCTCGCTCATGTGCCCCTCGCCGCAAGCACATTCCCAAACAAGCGGCGAAAACATCTCATACTTGCACAATTCATCTATCGCCTTCGGCTCCGTAGCGTAATAATCTTGCGCTTCTCTCGCCTCTTTTGCCCCGTTGCTCCACCCTGCCTGTTTGACCACGCTGTGCATGTTGCCTGTCCAGTCTTTAGTAACAGAAGTATGTATTCCCGATTCTCTCATAAGTTCCTCTCCCTTGCTTAAATTGAGCTTGCCAAACCACCGTCGCCGGGCACTCAACATAGTCATAAGCAGCCATTTTGGCGTTATTAAAGCACCGCGTGGGTATCTTGTCACGGCTCACGCTGTACAGCTTCCCCGCGCAAGCATACTGCCCACGCTTGTAGACATTATCCTTTATCGTCGCCGGGAATCTCTCGTCCGCGCATCGATTAAGCACGACACAGGCCACAAGCTGCTGGTGCCGGTCGCTTATCCACGAAGAACCGGCCTCGAAGTACACGACACGCCCGAGCATGTCAAGCTCCGCATCTATCTCGTCCTGCGCCGCATTGTAATGTGCCTTCGCCTCGGTAATAATCACGGAGTCCTCCGCATAGCCAAGTTCCCGAGCGGCCTCGGCCATCGTGTGCGCTGCGGCCTTTCTCTGTTCGTGCGCGTCGAAGTATCCTGCACCCGCCGTGCCGAGTGCCGCGATTACGGCAATCAGCGCGGCTATGATTATAATCTTAATCGTCCTCATTGTTCGCCTCCAACCGCTGGTAAATAATTCGCCCCGTTTCAACATCGACCACTTTTATCGCTTCTCTTTCCACGCCCTGCATCTTATAATCTATTGCCTCAAGAATCCCCGTGTCCGAAATTTCATAATCATACACCGAAAAGGTCTCGATAAAGTCCCCCGTTATGAGTTCGTTGCAGATATCGCAATCATGCTCGAAGCATTCAAAATCCGCAAATTCGCTCTGTGGTCTGCAATAGGTTTCGCGGTATGTAATTTCTAACCTTTTCGGGCGAATGCCGTTCATCTGAAGCACCTCGCCAAGCCGCGCATTTGCTTCTCTGAGCAGCTTATCTTCGTCATATCGTGCATCTCGCCTATAACACTCATGCGCCAGTTGTTCAACCCTTTCCTTCGCCTCATGGACGCGGTAACGCTCCTCGAAAAGCTGTTTTATAAGCCACTCCGGGCTTTTTTCGGCATACACCTTAAAATAATCATCAAGCGTTTTCCCGCTCACTTTTTTCTGCTTTTGCATTTTTCCACCTCCTCAGACTGGCAGTTCCTCATCGTTTTCGTCAACCAGCGATTTTATATCTTCGGGTGCGGGTTCATCGTTCTCCTCCGCCCTTTTAAACTTACACCAGCTGCACCATGTTTCAAGTGTGTCGTAGTTTATGCAATGAGTCGCGTCTGTATTATCCAACGTTCCGAGATTCCACGCGCGGCAAGCACACAGATGGATGCAGTCGCCACATCGTTTTTTCAGCTCTTGCTTTTTCTTTTTCATAGCACCAACTCCACGCCTATACTTCCATCTTCGCGCCGCAACACGGGCAAAACTTCCACGTCGGCTGTACTTCCCACTCGTCAAACCGTTTCCCGCAAGCCGAGCAACTCCACATATCCACCACGGGGCATCCGTCCGCATATCCGTCGTACTCGCCTACCCATTGCCCCCTTTTTACGAGGGTAATGTCCTCCCCCGGCATATCTTCAATATCGCCTAAAATCTGCATCGCGTCATACTCGTCGCCCCATGCGCGATATTCGCGCTCAATATGATTCATGAGTTTGTTTTTGCTGATATATTGCATGGTGCTACCTCCTCAAAACGGCAGTTCGTCGTTGTCGTCTGCTTCTTCAAAGTCTCCCGCTTCCGCCGGTTTATACGCCGTGGCTTCGGGTATCCGCGCCTCGCCGCCGGTCTTGCCGTCGCCGCAGAAGTATGCCTCGTCTGCGATTATCTCCGTTACCGTGCGCTTGTTCCCGTTCTTGTCGGTAAATTCCCGGTTCTGGAGCGACCCGATGACTGCTATCATGCGCCCCTTTGCGAAGTGCTTGCAGATAAACTCCGCAGTCTTTCGCCACGCTACGACGGTGAAGTAATCCGCGCTGTAAGTGCCGTCCGCATTGGCGAAGCGGCGGTTTACCGCCACTCTCGCCTCCGTCACAGCCACGCTGGACGTGGTCTGCCTTAGCTCCGGGGTCGCCGTCAGCCGCCCCATAATGATTACCTTATTCATGCTTGGCCTCCTCTTCTGCGTAGCGTTCCCACGCCTCCATAAACGGCTCCGCCCGCGTCCTCATAACCTCTCCCAGCATAGCATAAAAAGCGTCTGTGCCGCTATTGCTTTTGGCTTCTTTATACATCTCGATTATTTTCACAAAGCGTTCCACAGCGTCCTCGCACTCAAGCCACTCTTCCCAGAGCCACAAGCCAAACGCCTGTAATTTTTTAATCTCGTTCATGCTCGCCCTCCTTTGCCTTTTTAGCATATGCCTCTTGCAGCCCTAATGCCTCTTGCACTTCTTCAGGCACGCCCTCATATCCAAACGTCTTGAAAATTATATCCTCAAAGAATACCGCCCCTTCGTACATTCCCCGCGCTATCTGCCAGATGACATCCTCTCCCCCGGCCTCTACGAGTGCGCGATGCTCTTCAAAGTGCTGCGGGCGCAGCAGATAGCCCCGCAGAACCGCGCTTAGCAAAACAGTTGCAAACCGTTCTATCTCCTTCTCCGCACCTATTGTCTGCCCGTTTTTCAATTCCAGCAGTTGCCCTTCTCTAATTCTCATTTTTGTCCTCCTCCGAATGTTTCTCTCATGTTTACTACGAAGCGTTTCTCTTTCAAAAGCTCCTCGGACATTTCTGCGCTTGCTTTATCGCACCGAAAATCCCGGCATATAAGCGGTCTCGACTCATAGATGAGGCACTTCTTTTCTCTCGTCCTGTCCAAGAACGGGCAGTCCCCGAAGATAGTAGGCTCTCGCATGAACAGCGCAACGTTGCTCTGAGGTTTAATGCCGTTTTTAGCGACATATTTGCGGATGCGCTCCACCTCTGTCCGCGTAAGTGGGAGCAGATTACCACAACATTCGCCGCAAGCCGTGCATTCTCCGTTGCGCGTGAGGTCGGTGTATAATCGCCGCTTCATTCCGCCACCTCCATATCTTCGGGCAGTACAAATCGTTTCTTGTTATTGCGATAATAAACAACAGCAACTTCGGGACGGTCATCTATCTCCTTGAAGAAGTGTCCGTATTCGCGCCCATAAGGCGGGGTTTCCCAATCCGTCCCGATGTAGCCGCTACGGTCTATGTGCTTATATCCTACGACAACGCCCGTAAATTCCGCTTCGGTGCGCTCTCGGTAGGTCTTCTTAATACTCTCGCCGCACCACCCCGACAAGTCTGCCAGAATTTCCGCTTTCCTATGTATCGGGTCGTTGTAACGCACGGCATACGCCTTTAGTGGCTCGTATACAATGTCTTTGAATAATGGGAAGCCGTCTCCGTCCCGCACTTCTATGTGTATGCCGTCTTTTTTCTCGCGTAAATACGCCCGGCACTTTACACGACTGAACAGCGGCGGTCGTTCTTTGCTCATTATGCTTCCTCCTCACTATGCAGCACCCACTCACACAACGCCGTTTGGCACTTCTCACAGAGCGGGCGCGGTATAATCTCGCCGCCTGGCATCTGAACCAGCACTCGCCATCGCGGCTTTAATATATCGAATGATACAATTTCCGCGTGGCATCTCGTACATTTCGTCATTTGACCCCTCCTCACAATTATGATTGCTTTATTCATCGTCTGCCTCCTCTGCGTCTGCCTCCTCTGCGTCTGCCTCCTCTGCAAGCACCTCTGAGTAAGCAAAAAAACTACTTAAGAAGTCGCTGCACATGTCGCAAAACTCGCCCCTGTGGAAGACGCCAGCTCCGGCGTCGGAGTACATTGTGCATTCCACGTTGTTTCGCTTTTCTGTAATTTCTACTCCACAATGGTCACAAAAATACTTAATCATCTTTACTCCTTTGCCTTTTTCGCATATGCCTCTTTCAAATCCCGCAATAATGCCTCTTGCTCTTCTTCAGACAAATCCGCATTTCCAAACATCTTGAAAATTTTATCCTCAAGGATTACCGCACTGTCGAACATCTCCCGCACTATCTGCCAGATGACATCCTCTCCCCCGGTCTCTACGAGTGCTCGATGCTCCTCGAAGTACTGCGGGCGCAGCAGATAGACCCTCAGACCCGCGCCAAGCAAAACAGTCGCAAACCGTTCTATTTCTTCCTCCGCGCCTATTGTCTGCCCGTTTTTCAGTTCCAACTGTTGTCCTTCTTTAATTCTCATCATATCTCCTCCTTCAACTCAACCTCAATTCTCGGATTGCCCTTGTCAACGCCGAACCACGGCACTATGTTCCGCACCCACTTCTGCCCGTCGTCCGGCAGAACACCGCATTTAACAAGCGCGTCCTCGATTACCTTATCCGCCCCCGCGCGAACGTTTCCCACGTCCCGCAGTCGGTTCTCCTCGTAGAATCGGTAATGTATTATCACGGGCTTGTCGATGCGCTTCAGCCCCGCAGCTCGGATGTACCACATCACCGCTTCGAGCGACTCCCGCTTGAGCTTCGCGCCGACCGACCAATGCGAACGGTCGGCACTTATGATTCCGTTAAGTCCCGGTAACCGCCCCCATACGACGAATGTCTGCGTCATATCTCCTCCTTGCACCACTGCTCCGCCATGGCCTCCGCAACTCCAAGGAACGTCTTACTCCTTTCTTTAGCTCGTTCGGCGAGCGGTAGTCCCAGCGTTTCAAAATGCCATGGGCTGTCCGTGCGTCCGCTCGCGTGGTGAATTATTGTTGGCAACACTTCTTCGGTTGCCGTCAGCGGGGGCAGCCCTTTAAGCCACAGGCAAGTTGGTTTTCGTTCTTTGTGGCCGAACATATACGGCTGAATTATCTGGTCGGGCTTGCGCCACGCCGTTGACATTATTCCGATTGGGTTTTCAACGGCTACTCGGTCGCACGGTGCAAGAGCCAACCTCATGAAAAAGCAAATTGCTTTATATCGCTCCTTGTATCTCGCTCTTGCCGTTTCGCCGTATCTGTCGATGTCATACCAGCGGTTCGCCGTCACGGTCAGGTATGTGCACGGCGGGTGTGCGATTATCAAATCCCATCTCCCGACTTCATGCTTCTCGCCGTCCATTGTCTCGACCACCCCCCCGTCAAGCACGGGGATAACGTCGCCGAGAATGTGCCACTCGGGATGTCCTCCGCTCGGCTCGATTATGTCACAGCTGTAAGCCTCGTGTCCGCGCTTGCGAAACGCTATGCACACACGCTGGCTTTCCTCGCAGGCAACCAGCACTTTCATTATGTCTCCTCCTTCAACTCAACTTCGATTCTCGGATTCTCCCTATCCACGTCAAACTTTACGTCGTAGCCTCCGAGCCACGTCTGATTATCGTTCGGCAGAACCCCCGCGTCCTGCAATGCGTCCTCGGTGACCTTGGACGCAAAAGCGAAGATGTTACCGCAGTCGCGCTTTTTATTTGGCTCGTAAAAATCGTAGCGGATTATCACACGCTTAGTCACCGGCGCGACCTGCGCCTGTTTGATATACGCCCAGACCATCCGCTGATAAGTCTGCTTAAAGGCGTTGCCCTTGCGCGGGTCGGCGCGGTTCGCTTGGATAAATTCATTCTCGCTGGGGAGTTTGCCTGGGATTACAAAGCGTCTCAATAAGCCTGTCCCTCCGTTAATCTTTTAGTGTTTGGCCGCCCATCATAGCTCCTCCTCCGCTAATCGTTTCAGCCGTTCGCGGTCTCGCCGCCGTATCTCGGCGAAGTCGTAACGGCTCGTCTTCTCCTTCTTCTCCTCCGGCGGCTTCTCATCCTTTAGCGCGAATAGACCTTGCCATCCGCGCTTTATACTCTGCTCGATTATCTTAATCTTCAACGCCGCGTCGTCCCCCGCCAATCTGTCGAGGTCGTTGCAATGTAGCTGATACCCCTTCTCCGTCCTTATCGGTCTCCCCGCCCGGCGGTATTCTTCCCAGTCCCGGAGAGCTTGCAGCAGCTCAAGGTTATCTCCGGCATATTCGGCAAACACGTCCCGCACCGCCTTCTTTGCAGTTTTCTTTTTCTTCGGCGGCTCTGCGGGGGGATTATAGGGGGGTAATATATTGTTTATTCTTGTTTCGTCTTGTTTAGGAATGTGTGCAGTATCTTGTGCAGTATCTTGTGCAGTATCTTGTGCAGTATCTTGTGCAGTATCTTGTGCAGTATCTTGTGCAGTATCTTGTGCAGTCGTGTTCCCTTTTGCTGGGAACGATAAGGGGATAATCTTATATTTTGTCGCGCGTGTTGTCCCTGCTTGGATAGCTATATAGCCTTTCTGCACGAGGGCGTTTCGCGCTTCGATAACGCCCCTGCGGGAAAGACCCGTATGCATCTCAAGCGTGGATGACCAGACTGTAAACCACTCAGGCCAGCCCGCAAGGTTGCAGATGTACATAAGCTCATACCACAATACCTTCTGTCCGGTTGAGAGCGGTTTAGTTTGCTGCGCATCGTGGAACGCGCGAATCTCCGTTATATAGTTCATAGTTTATCCCCCTTGGGGGAGGCGTGGTCTCACGCCTCCGTATCTGTTACTTCGCCCGTCTCGTCGTCAACGGTAAGAACCTGCTCATCGAAACGCGCTTCTCCCTCACTGTCGGCCACGCTGTACTCCTCCACCTCGATGGTGGGAACCTCGCTCATGTCCTCGGCAATCTCATGCTTAATCGTCTCGTCCTGCACTACGGCGCGAACAAAATCGCTCCGAAGCGGCGCGTATTTAAGAGCCTTCTTTAATACCGTCTTTTTGGCCATCTCCTCAAAGTTGGTCTGCCACGGGCTTGTGCGCCCTTTTGTATACGCCTGCGAGTACCGCTTTGCGTGGTTGCGGACATCTTCGACGCTCATGACCTCGAAGCCGTACCCGCCGTCTTTTAACTTAAACATCGCATAAAAGTACGTCGGTTCGCCGCGGTCAGTGACCGCCGGGACGTGCCTCAATTTCGGCTCAAGCCCAAGCTCGTACTCAAAGGTGTCGTTTTCATAGACCGTGTGCGCCTGTATAACGCTCACGTCGCCGGAGCGATACGCCAGATCTATAAGTCCCTTATAGCCAAGCTGGAATTGGCACTCCATTATGCCGTGATTTTTGTAGGGAATAAGCCACGCCTGCCCTAACGTAGTGTTAGGCTCAACGCCAAGCTGTGCGGCGGTCATCATCGCCGCAAGAAACGACTTGGGCGTACACTCCATGAGCGCGGGGCTGGTGGAGAGTGCCGAAAGCGTGATGCGGGTAAATCTCTCCGGCGTGATAACGCTCGGAAGAGCCGCCTTAATCGCAGGCTCCATATCCTTAATGTAATCCTTGATGGTCTTCGGCTTGCCGTTTGCGGCCGCCTTGCTCGTTGCCCTCTGAATTTTGCCCTCCATTTTTACTCCTCCTTAATTTTTTTAACTGTAAATCGTCTCGATTTGCTCACCTTATAAAACGGCTCAAGGTCAAGCTCCGGCAGAGCCGCCTTTAACGCCTTTGCGTCGAGCGTCTTGCGCTCCGACGTTTTCCACGTTACGCGCCAGTCGCGGCAGAAGCCCTCGGATGCCTCGCCCATATCCTTTTTAATGGTGTTTTCGATCTCGGCCTTGCGGTTCTCCAGTTCCTTAATGCGGGCTTTCAGCTCGTCAAGCTCGTCAAGCATCGAGCCGCGTCCGAACAGCTCTACCGTCTCGCCGTTATCCTCCGGCATTAGCGTCGCAAGGACATCCGCGTCGTCGTCGTTTTCGCTTACGTCCGGCATTTCATCTTTGATAACGTGTTGCCAGAAGTCGACTTCCGCGTCCATGAGCGCGTTAATCTCGTCCTCATCGCGCGCGATCTCGAATATCTTAAAGTCGCGCCCTAATACGAGGACCGCGAGATACCACTTAGTGCGGCCTGTCACCGCCATGTAATGCTGACACTGCACGTAATAGCGGTCGGGGTACTCGCCCCCGGCAAACGATTTGAGGCTTAACGCCGACGTGGTCTTACACTCAAGCCCTGCGTCCTCGCCGTCGATAAGGCGGTCAACATTGGCGTGGGCAAACGGGTACTCGTCGTTGTAATAAATCGCATTGCTGCGTCTTACCTTTTTCCCCGTTGCCTCGCAAAATCGTTTAGCGACGTACTCCTCAAGGTCGGTGCCCTGTCTCATGGCTTCGCTCGTTTCCTTCGCGGAAAGCCTCCCCGTCTTATCTGCCCACACTCTGATGGGCGATGAATAATTATTCAATCCCACAATAGCCGCCGCGTCGCTGCCGCCGATGCTTTTCCGGCGGGCGTTAAGCCACTCCTCGTGCGTCATCTCGCGGGTATACAGCTTTGTTACACTCATCTTGACATCTCCTTTTTATTCGTCTATAATGGCCTTGTACTTATTTGGAGGATACTCGTGTCCCCCAGCCGCTGACGGTGGTGCGTCGGCGGCTCTTTTTCTTTTCGGGCGTAACCACGTCCACCAGCCTATGCTGTGCAGGTTCCGCCGCACTCTGACGGCATTATCACCCGTGTGCAACATCAAACCGAAGCCCTCGACGTTATAGTGATAACTCTTCTTCGGCATCGTACTCATCTCCTTCGTAATCGTCGTCCCACGGTTCGGGGTCTTCCCGTCCCCACCGTTCCGCTCTCGTTATCCACGGAGCTTCAATGTCCCAATCACGCATTGATAGCACCCCTTTCCAGCACTTCAACCTTGACGGTGATACGCTCCACGCAGAACAGCCCGTTGATGCCAGTCTCTGCGAAACCGCTCTTGAGGAAGTCCGCCTCGTCGAACACTCTGTTGTAGAACCAAAAGCCCTCGCGCCCGCGCGCCTGCGGGTGTATGTCATTGTAAATGCTATGAGCAGAGAGCACGTCGTCCGCACAACCTCCGTCCAGCCGCCTATATATGGCTGTCTGTAGGGCGGTTTCCCAAGCCGCACCCGAAAGTCGGTGCCTTCGTATGTAAAATAGAACTTAGCCATTCTTTGCTTCCTCCCATTCGCCTTTTTCGTTGAGCGTATATGGCGTGTCCGCTTTAAGGCGCTTGCCATCGACCACATCTGCCCGCCAGAACTTAATATCCCCGCCACAGTGGGTTGCGACGCACACAAGCACCGCGCCAAGACCGCCTGACACAACAGGCGTTGCGCCTCGCGCCACGGAATATCCCTGTTCGCCAGAGCGTGCTGTCCCGCGGCTTGTTGCTGCGCCGTAGTCGCCTGCCGTTGCTACGCCACAGTTGCCTGCCGTTGCTACGCCACAGTTGCCTGCCGTTGCTGTGCCACGGTAGCCTGCCGTTGCTGCGCCACGGCAGCCTGCCGTTGCT